GTTCTGGTTTTCTTCACTCATTGTTGCTCTCCAATATTTTTATAAACTAAATGCACATCACTATCAGTTAAGTTCCGATAGTTCTCAAACTGTTCATACCTTAATGGCTTTCCGTCATATCTTCTGAACTCAATATGATTGCCAACCTTGACGCCCCACTGCTCAGGACTGACACAATCAAATCCTTTATAGCATTGAGATCCAAAGCCTATTACAACACCTATGTCATAACCTGCCTGTTCCCGGCTGAGTTCATTGTTTGTTCCCAGGACAATGCCACCTGCAGACTTTTCTTCAACATCAATAACCCGCACTAGCAAATAAAAGCCAGTAGGTTGTGGACAAATGCCTGATTCTTCGACTAAGGATTGAAATTCTTCTAAGTATTTGATCGATTGATCAACTTGGGTCTTCTTCGTTATTGTCATCAGCTATCTCCGATGGTTTGTAGTTAAGCACTTTTTCTATTGCATTAAGATTACCTAGTTTTTCTGGATAATCCTCTCGTTTCTTACTGGCTATATAAATCAATAATGATAAATATTCTTCTTCGATATCAACAAAAAACCTTTTGGTTATCTTGTTTCGCTTCCATTCGTCAAACTCTTCCCTAGATACCCGGACCGCCAGGCGGTAATCTTCTAGCTCCTGCTGCATTTTGTCTAGCACTAAATATACCCTCTTGTAAATTAACAGCGTCTAATGCTGCTTTGAATTGGGTTGTAAATACATTTAAATCATTGTTTGTCATTTCTGTTTCAGTTTTCTCAGCGTTCAATAAAGTCTGAGATTGCCTTAATAACGCCTCAGATGAACTAACCAAGTTCTTATGCAATGTTTCAATATTCTTCCTGTCTTGCTCTATTTCACCAACATCAATATCATTAGCTGTAGCTGCATCTTTTCTGTCTTGCTCGCGCTCCTGGACTGCTAACAATCGCTCAGTCTGATCAAGCTGCGTCTGAGTTTGTTCCTGGCCCTGCAATGTAATCTGCTGTTGCTGCTGCTCTATTTGTTGCTGTGCTGATGCCTGGCCTTCAGTCTGTTCGAATATTTGTACTCCTAATTCCTTTTCACCAATATCATCAAAGAATCTATTTAATAATGGAAGGATTGAACCGCCTGATTGACTAATCAATGGTGCCTGGCTAATCATAACTTCAGCCTTAACTAACCTTTCCATCTTAGATGACATTTCAGGGTTAGCAGTTGGTGCAATATCAATGTTTTCTTCTGAATAATCTAATCTAAAGTCAGCCTGGGGATCATTTAATATATCTCTATACTCTTCCGGGTCAGTAAATATTCCATTCAATCTAAATAATACAGAATATTCCTCACTCATTGACCGGTGTATCCTGGATATAATTGCACTGGTATCTGACATTTGTTCCTGGAGCAATGCCAAGGTTGTGGTGGCTGGTGCATTAGCCTGGGCTGCTTGGTTAAAGTCCGGGCTTGCACTTAAGTTCCTGGCTTGCTGGGTTATATCCTGGTTCAAAGCAAACAAAGTCTGATCGGCACCCTTGAAAGGAAAGGTGTAAATTCCTTGCTGCAGATCAACTGAATCAATATCAGTTGGTTTGAATTCACCTGGCTTAAATCTTAATAGATGTTTAGCTTTTCTAAATGCTTTAGATATTAAACCGCTTGGCATATTCGCCAGGGTTCCAGCATCAATAAGCTGATTAGTTGTTGTATTGATTCCCGCTGATAGACTTCCTAATATATGGAAATATCCAAGGTCCAGGAATGAACCATCATCAGCAGGAATAAATCCATACTTTGTGATCATTGAAATAGGTTTAATTCTGACAATCTCAACATCTTCAGGATTAACTTCACCACTTTCAATAGCTTCTTGCATGTCAAATTCTTTACTTAAATCACCAAGGTTGTGCATTGAACCATCAACAGTTTTAATAATAACGTCATCAGCTGTATATCTTGGGACAATTCGAACAACTGTACTTGATGACTTATGCAAAGTAATTAAATAAGGTTCTTCATATCCGTCATCGTCCAAATCAAATGAACCATGTTGCTCAATAAACTCATCTTCTTTGTCATCATCAATGTTTAATTCAGCATCAAGCCATAGACCGGCCCGAATATTTTCAGTAACTGCATTGTTTCCCAGGGTTAATATTTGAGTGAATGATCTAGCTTCTTCAATGGATGATACGTCCTGGTTCACAACAAAATTAGGATAATGGATTAATTCAGTTTCATTTCTTGAGGTTGCTTGATTAAAGAATGATTTCTTAAAGACAACGCCCACACTAGGCAATTCATATAACATTTTATCGTGCATTGCACGCCAATCCATTGTGTGATTAATCTGATAGTTCATGTGGGTTTTAACTCTTTCACCCCTTTCTTTCCTAGTACCTTCAGGATCCTTTCCTATGACTTCAGATTTAACCAGGTCTTTATGCCTTAATATTTCTGTTGATGCCCGGCTTGCAAATTTGATCCCGGCTTCTTTAATGAGTGGAGTTTTGAAGTTTGCTGAACCTTCCCAGGCAGCACCATCCTTTAGCATTCTTGGTTTCATTTCTTGCTGTGCTAACTTCTGGCCCCAATCAACAGCCTGTTTCCAATCGGACATTGAACCTTCGTCCTCTTCAAACCGGCTTAAAACTGATGTGGCTATTTTGCCTAAGATATCATCCTTTAATTCTTCTGCAATATTGTCAGGGTTTTGCATGAACAGTAATAACAACTCAAATGATGTTATGTCTTGATTAGGCATGTCTTGATCATCAAGTTCTGTATCTAAAAATTCTATTGTATTTTCAACCATGATTAGTATCCCATTACCCCGCCTTCACTATGAAAATTATCCTCGTCATCTTCCTCTAAAGGTTCGACGACTGCGTATCTCAGCGACATGATACCATACCTTGTAGCTGACATTAAATCGTCTCTTTCTTTTACAATCTTGCCATTTTGTCGGTGGTACATTCTGTATTCATCGAACCATTCTGTTAGATGTGGAGCAACTTTTAAACGTCCGTCATCCATTCTTTGGTCCATATCCATCACACCAGCCTCGACAGAATTACCACCATCATGGAAGGTGGCGTGCTTTCTTAGCATCTGCATTCCCTGGGCTTTGTGAAGTTCAGCTATCGTTCCTTTCTCATTTCCGCCACTGGCTTTCATTGCATCATGTGGCCAGGCAACTGGTATCCAATCGATTGAATCACAGCGGCCCCGGATGGTACCAGCTACTTTTATTGGTGTTGGTTTCTTTACATAACAGGCGTCATAGATAAATACAAAATCTCTATCTCTGTCCCAGGCTATCCAAACTAAAGCTGTTGGGTGAGAGGCATCTGACTGACCATAACCAAAGTCTTGCCCGATAATATGGACCCACCAATGGGGAACCTCTTCTCTAGGATCATATAAATCTTCTTCCGGGGTTAAGAATACGCGACCCTCGCCAACTGTTGGAATTCCTTTTGACCTGGCATCACGCTCGTGAGCTGGGTAACTGGCAACAATGGTTTTCTTTTCTTCATCAGTATAATGATCAACATCAAAGATGGTCATGATTGTTAATGATTTCTCAGGATGGGTCCCTGAATAGAAATCATAAGCGACTGTTGTTAATCCTTTAAGTGGGGTGAATGTTATAAATAAGAATTGTCCAAGCTGGCCCTTATTAGTCCTGGTTAAACATTCTGAATAGATATCTGCAGGCGGTTCCTCGTCTAGCCATACCCAGTCAATTGTCTCACCCTGGAACTTCTCGCGGCCTTTCTCATAGGACTTAAAGAATATTAAACTAGTTCCCCCAGTTACATGCTTGACCTTAACGTGATCAAGCAAATCTTTAACACCCATGGCCCGGACTGGTTCAATAATATTATCAAAGGGAATAGCCTCAGTTCCCAGGGCATTTTTATCCTGCATACGGCCAACCAATAGCTTTTGAGTTGTGTCCCGGATTACTTCACCAGATACACCACCAACCCAGCCAACTGTTGGCTTATCAAACCTGGCACCTTCCCAATCATCAGGATAAAGACCAGTTGCATGATAAGCGGCCTCTCGAGACCCTGCAAAAGTTTTACCTGTCTGATTACCAGCGCCAAGCATTCTCTGTTGTGAATCAGCTGAATGGAATTGAATTTGTTTTGGATAAGGGTTATAAAAATCTAATTGATTATGATCACGCCGCCACTTCTGTTCCTGGAGCAGTTCTATTTTCTGTATTAAATTAGTTCTGTCCATTAATCTGCCTCAAGGTGTTCATCTGAATTCTTGCCAATACATTTATATTTTTGGCCATTTGAATCAATAATTACATCACCAATATCAATATCAATGGTTGCTGTTTTCATTTTGCATCCTAATAATACTATACGGAATAATTCAGGTTTGTGCCTGTGCCAGTTAGATAATGTTTGATAACTAACGCCAGTTAGATCACTGACTGAGGCCAGGCTTTGAAGGCCTGCCTCCTTTGCTTGTTGTGCTGGGGTCATAATGTATTCCTTATCTCGAGTTGTTTAATGGTAAGAAGTCCAGGATCTTTTAGGATAAGATTTAATGCCGCCAACCTCATCTATTGGTTCAAGTTTATATGCTGAAGAAAAACTATAAACTCTCACACTGTCACCATTGGCCACCTTTCTCATTGGCTCACCAACAATGTCAGATGGATTAGGCCAGCAATCACCAGTATCAATATCATCATGAGTTTTAATTTTACCAATCTCACATATTTCAACCATGGATTTACCAACCAATTTAGTTACCAGGTAATAGTCCTGGTTAGTTTGGCCATAACCCCAAGTGCTATTTAAAACATCACCAACCTCGAGGTTCCTGGCATCAGCTTTATAAGAAGTATTACGCTCCATACATCCATCAATGAATGAACTAACTGCCTCCACTCTCCTGGCATCATGAGCATAGTAACTGTTAAAGGCTGGCTTCTTGGCTCGGCCTCTGTAACCAACAGCACAAGGACGGCCTAAGCTACTTTCATAAACATAAACAACACAACTAAGGTCCTTGGCCACAATCTTTGTCCTGCCCTGGTTAAATTGATCTCGGTAGGCTTCTGCTTCTAAATAGGCTTTTGATTTAATTTTCATTTGATTATCCTTAAAGGTTTTTAATTCCAATGTATTGATCAAGCGGGATATTCTGATTCTTAACTCTGAACATTGTGTAACCAGTTTCCTTTTCAACGTCCATATATTCCTGGAGCAATTCAGGTCTTTGCTTGGCACCATGGAGTAAATCATTCTTACTACCCATAATGCAGAACACACAACTCAAACGCTCGTTTAACTCGCCTCTCTTGCCATAGGCCCAAAACGGTTTCTGACCGGCTCTGTAAATCTCATCGAACACTTGATCAGTTGACCAGTCAAATATTGGCATCCAGTCATAACAAGTTCTTGCACCACTCTTTAAAGTCATCTTCTTGTTTACCTGGAAGGGAACCTTTTTACTCCTGGCGTTGCTCTCTTCAGCTCTAATGCCAGTACAATTGACAGCTAACTTGAGGCCTCTGTCTTTTAAATCATTCCTAATGAATTTCATCAAGGGTCCATACTTCAGGTCACTAGTACACTGTCTGTATTGCGCTGATGGCCAGCTAGGAACCTCAGGTCTGTTTTGGTATCTCATTCGAACCATCCCCAGGAAAGTCTTACCAGCTCTAACAACATTCAGATCATGGTAGATGTTTTCCCTAATGTGGTCCTGGACACCTGACCATTCAACACTACCCAGGTCAGCATGAAGGACAACCAATTGATCAGAGGGGATAATGTCAACCAGGTAACTGTACATTGCCTGGCTGTCCTTGCCGCCACTGTGACTACAATAGAAAATAGCACCCTGGTCAATTAACTCGTTGATCATTTCGCAATCTCCTTTTTACTTGCAACATATTTATCAGCCAGTTTAGCCATTCTTACTAGCTCTTCCCTGGCAACCTTGGCCCCTTCAGGTGAAGCATCAACCACGCCTCTCAATAATATGTGGAGGATATCTTCCCAAGTTGGTGTCATATCAATATATTCAGCCATGTTAATCTCCTAACAGTTTTCAGTGAGTTTAAGAACAAAGGAAATGAAAGATAGAAACAGTAGAAAAAATAGAAACGAAATCATAATGCTCTCCTTGAGTAACTTCTATAACCATTATATCAAATAGCTTGATAATTGCAAGCTATTTTATAGTTATTTTGAATATTTATTTCTCCTGGTTAATTTGATCAAAGACTGATTTAGCAACCCAAATGCCTCGATTGTTTAACTGTCTTTGCCAGGCGTTTTGACTTGGGGCCCATCTGAAACCGTTAGACTTTAGAATCTTACGAACCTCAGCTGATGGTTTACCTGGGAATATTAATTGCACCCTGTTCTCTTCGATGTTTTCAACCAGGTCAATGCCATTGCCTTCAATCTTGTTGTTTTCTCCACCACTGGCCTCAATAGCTTCCTGGCGTCTTTCTAACTCAACAACTCGGCTCTTAACCCTGGCAATGTTTGCGTTATTGTTTGACAGTGAATAACTGGCGAAACCAACGCGACCAGCGAAGTCAGGTTTAAGTATCTCAACAGCATTGGAACCAGACAATCCAAGTTCCATCATTGCGTCGACCTTTTCCTCATCAGATAGTTTTTTCTTTCTAATGATTTTGTTAGCTGCTTTCATGATTTCTTGAGACTTGACCATGTTGTCAAGTTTCTTTCTTAATTTAACCAGGGCATCAGGATCATCAGAGCTAATACCACCAGTGCCAACACCAGCTGCTTTGCTTCTTAGTTCGTCGGCTCTCTTGCTTTCTGCAACAGACTTACCCATTTGAGACCAGGATTTATCAATGGCTCTTCTGTGCCTGGCTTCTGAATGATGACCTACTAAGATGGGTTGACCAAAGGGAATGCCTGAAGTGGCATCATGGCTTGATTGATATGCTGCATTACTCCTGGCATCTGCATTGTCTGCAGCCTTTAACAAACGCTCTCTCTTTCTTTCTTGTTTTGCTTCATAACTATTCATATTGCTCTCCTTGAGAATGGGCCTCTCGGCCCCTGGGTTAAAATCTAGTTGATTGTATTTCTGCTCTATAAGATATTCTTGGCTCTGCAGATTCTTTGAAGGACTTGATGGAAGTGATGTTATTTTCTAAGATATATTGTTGTAGCTCCATATCAGAATAACACTCAACAAACTCGTCGTAACCGTTTTCATAATTCTTGATACAAAATGCTTTGATTTTTTTAACTGTATTATTCATGCTGCTCTCCTTGAGACTTATTTAACTTACTAACTAACCTACCCCTATTATATCAAATAGTTTTATAATTACAAGCAATAGTTAAGATATTTTGTGTTAATCTTCTTCCTCTTCCTGGTCCTCTTCCTGGGAACTTTCCAGTTCTCTTAGTTTTTCTTCTAACTCAGCATCAGTTAGCTCTCTTAATCCAACAACTGCCTCAACAACCTTC